TTGTTTGCAAGAATCGCAACGCTCATGCTCTGATTGAACAGCACATAGTGGAGCAGATACGCGATGATCGTGGTAGATTTACCTGTCTGGCGGGGAAGTTTGCCGATCACAAAGCGGTTTTCGTGAATGGTGCGGATCATCTCCTCCTGATAATCATACGGCTCAAACGGCACCAAGCCCTTGTCAAGGGACACGATCTTCACATAGTTCTTGATGAAGTACAGCGGGTCTTGGGCGCACTTGATGTATTCTTCAATCTGTTCGGGAGAGAAGTTTACATTTACGCCTGCTGCCTTGAGATTGGAGTTGCCGAGGTACTTAGTGCTTTTCTTACTCATTGTTCTTGTCACCTTGAATCACATCACGAACATCGGGGCGATTATCAAACGCCTTTGTAGAAGAACGGGCAGAATTGATGATGTCCTGTAGTTCCTTTGTGGAACCCACGTAGATGGACTGATTCGTTGTTGTGTTGTTTGTAACGCTTTGGTCAATCTTGCGAATGGTCTTCACACGATTGTGGAGATCCATGAGTTCGCGGTTCGTTTCCGCAAGCGTCTTGATGAGTTGAGCCACCACTTCATATGCACGGGGCTGATCGCCCTCCTGTGCCACCTGAATGACACCATCAAGGGCATTCTTGCCCATGTCTACGAGTTCCTTCAGGTTGTCGCGCACAACCTCGTAGTCGGTCTTCAGGTCTTTTTCAAGTCGCTCGTCCGTGAGCGGAACAGGCTCTACGCTTACCACGATGGCATTCTTCGGAATACCTTCACCCGTCAACGGTTTTGCTGGCTCTGCTCCGAGAGCCTTTTCAATATTGTCAAATCCACTCATGGTCTACTCCTCAAATATTCCAATCTACGGTGATGCCTCCCGAAACCATATCAGCAGCGTATGTCGTGCCTCCACCGCTCTGTGGCTGATACACCTTTGCATACGAATCGTAGTTGTTGGCGTTTGAACTTGCACCGCTCGGACCACTGATTCCCGTAACAACATTACCGTAATTAGGAGTATCTGTGGTATTGCCTGGTAGGTAAGTAACTCCACCAACAAAACTGTCTCCGAAAACATCCGAGTTCCACAGACCCGCCTGAACCACGCGGATCTCCTTGTAGTTCTTCTTTGCGCCAAACAGATAGGTCTTCATCGTGAAGTTCAGGGTGAAGATGATGGAGCGGCGAGTCTCAAAGTCGCCCTCATAATCCTCTTCGGACGAAACCGAGTTCATGTAGATGGGAACATCCACCTTGCGGTTGATATCGTCAAAGTTCACCGTGACAACGAACTCGGGAGCAAAGAACGGCAGTATCTGCTCCACGATACGCAATCCGTCTTCCATGTTTCGCACATAGATGTACAGCGCAAAGTCAATGTTGTACGGAACTTCCGCGAATGTGTAATCCACTCCGCTTGGATTGTTGGTGCTTGGACGAACCACATGGCGGTTCAGGCTGTTGCGCTTGCGGGCAGAATCGTAGACATATCCCGTGATCTCAAAAGCCATGCGCGGCAAGACTATCTGATTGGGATTGGTGAATGATGGGTCACCCGCGAGGCGCACCTTGTACTTCTCTTTGGGAGCATACGAAATGGGTACAAGCATCGTCTTGGTTCCGCTACTCTCTGCCTTGTCAATGTAAATCTGATTGAACAGGGAGCCGAAAGCAACCACCATGCGCCGAATGGAGCCGTTGTAGAAGTTCGTGAACATCAGTATTCACCCTCCGAGAACGGATCATTTTCAGTAAAGTCAAAGATGTTGTCGCGCCGCTGTTCCAGTTCAAGACTCTCATTGTCCTGCTGATCTTGGTGGTTTGCACGAATCGTGGTTTCGTAGATACCAGCAATTGCGTATGATGCACCGCTGACAAGTCCGACAAGAATATCGCCCACCTCAAATGTTCCCTCTTGCATATTGACTCGCGCAGACTTTGATCCAACCACAGGATCAGTATAGTCATTGACCCGTCCGTAGGCGTGTTTGTCTGCGGTAGTTCCCGCGTACACCTCTTCTCCGAGAGTATAGGTTCCAGAACCACTTCCAAGAGTAATACCAACGAGATAATCCGATGCAATGTTCATTACCGCATCCAGTTCGGACTCGCCAGTGTCAATCTTCTCGTTGGAGTACTTGAAGGCTTCACAAGAAAGTTTAAACGAATACCGATCACCGCCTGGATAGAACGGATTGTCGTGCTTCACAAACTTGATTTCCATCATGGTGTACGGATAGTCAAAATAGATGATGTCGCCTTCGCGGGGGCGACCGTTCTTCTGAATATCGGGATGGTGTCCCATCACATCCATGAATCGCTTGCGGGACACGATGAATGTGGCAGAATCCTTTACATCAAGACCGAACCGCGACATCTCAGAATCGCCTTCAAATCCATCGGCGTTCTCAAGGTACATCTCTATGCGGTTAGCATCCAAGAACTCCGACACCTCTTCTCCGAGGATGAAGTCTTCCGTTACCTTCTCGCGCGGAATGTACACCATCTCGTGACCGTGGATCTTGATCGCCTCGGTCGTGAGTGATTCAATGAGCGACTGCTCACCTTTTTTGTTCCTGCGAAAGTACGGATTAACTGTCATGGTTATCCTGTGATGAAGTCAGGCGGCTCTTGATACTTAAGCAGAACCTCTTCTTCAATGTTCTGTATTGCTGTCGTGGCTTCCTCGTACAGCCTCTGTCCGTTGAATGTAATGTTGCCTGGCATCGGAATGCCTTCAAACTTGGACAGGTTTGCTCCCCACTGCTGCTTGATGAGAGCGGTGGCGTACTTCTTCAGCATGGGATCGTTCCACGCCTCGCTGTACTCCGCAGGATCAACTATTGCAAATCCTTCAACAAGAACGAACTGACCAGCAACAAAATCTGCCCAGTTCATGTCCATCTGCAACTTGTTCTTGTACTTGTTGAAGCGAATCTGCTTCTCGGGGTCAAGCAGTTGCTGCAACATCTCAATGTATTGCATGGTGGACACATAGTAGTTCATGTTCATGTTGCCTGTGCGGAGTCCGTAGAAGTCCGTCAGTGCCATCTGATAGCGAATATTGAAGATGTTGTTGATCTGTAGATTGAAGCCGATCTGAAACACCCGCGTGATGTTTGCAATCTGCGGTCCGTTCGGATCAAGCGAGTTCGTGTCAATGTACTGGTTGGTGATGTCCTGCTGCGTGATCTGATACTTCCAGTACTGACGCTGCATACCAAGCGAGTTCCAGTCGTTGAAGTATTGGATAGCCTGATCAATGCGGTCTTCCACTTGGGAATCGTCCACATTGATCTCAATGACAGGCGCACCGAGGGCGCGTAGACAGTATTCTTTGAACTCTTGTCGTGTGGTAGGCTTCGCCATCGTGTCTCCTTTAGAGTATTTAGGAGCAGTTCGTATTAGCGTCTTAGAGTGGCAATCAACCTAGCCAATTCTCCTTCTCTGTTGCATATTGCATCACAATACGGATCAACAAGAGGAAGTTTCATTAGATTGTGTCCATCTGTTATGTAATGCTGCACACCTCGTTCATACACCCGAGTATGAAATCCCCAAGGAACAGAATAATCTGGAATGAGTTTCAGAAAATGACCAAAATCATATTCGTTTTCATTCAGAGTTATTCTGAAGCGATCATAGTGTATGAGTTTCATGTCATTAACCCGCTGGTTTTGGTGGAGTGTCGGGATCTGTGTACCTTGCTCGCTCTGGATTTATGTACTTGCCAGTAATTTTGCTGACCGCTGAAATATAGACAACAGGATTTTTGTCTGCTAGTGCAGACAATTTGAACAGTAATTGGTCTGTCGTATACCCCCTTGTTGCTTTCAGCACAGAGAAATCCGAGGAAGCCTGTAAAGTAGTCTTCAAGTAACTGTTGCTGTTTGAAGAAGAACTATGATAACGCAACACATCAGCATACAGTGCCTTTACTCCAGCCGTATTGAACGAGAAAGCGGTGCCGTATGAATCCTGCAAATAGTATGTGCCGTTAAGATTGTTGTTCACGATATCGTCACGAAGATATTGCAGTGCATTGATGTTTGTCTGTACGGGTATGAATGTGAATGTGCCTCCACTGAATCCTGTTCCAGCAAGAAGAAGCAATGACGAAAAGTCTCCTGTTTTGCCAAGAGTTCCGTACATTCTGGATCCACCAAGTAGCAGGCGATACGACAAATCAGAATTTCGCTCTCTCTGTGAGCGTTCTTCGTCAATGGTGAGCAATTGCTCCACAGAATTGACTTTTAGTGCGGCTGCACTCTTGTAACCAAACAAGAAAGACGATCCGCAAACACCAGAAATTTGAAATCCTCCACAGATTCCGCTGTACAGAGGAACACCGTGAGTTGATCCGTCTTCTCTTTCTACCATGCTAACATAACAATTTCCTTCAACATCCTGAACATCAAGAACTGCAACAATCTTTCTATCGGTGTCACACGGAGCAAATGTTGTTCCGCTTGGACCATCCATGCTCAGGTAGAATACTGTATAGTCTCCAGAATCTTGTCTTTGGCTTGGAACAGTGGCTCCACCCGAAAAAGTGAATCCACGAAGAGCATCAAGGGTTGCTCCTCCGCTAACAATCCAATCGTCCACCCAACCACGGAAAGGACGATTTCCGTATTGATCCGAACCAATACAGAACGGACGATTCGTTGTTCTTAGTTTTGCAGAATTTCCACTGCTTGATGCCACAATGGTTCCATTAAAGAATGTGGCTACACTGGTAGAAACTCCATCAAAATAGTAGGCTACTGCCAAGTGGTGCCACTGGTTAAGCGTGATTCCTTGCGGAGACGCATTCACGCTGTGCTCAAAGCCACTATATGTGGGAGAAGCATTTGTTGTCCACTTGAACTGGAGTCTGCTGCTTGTATTGTCGTACACAACAGCATAAGCATCCATAGAACTGCCAGCAGTAATGCTTTCACACACACAACACAGAACAGGATCGTAAGACGAAGGAAGACCAGACTGCAAGTACAGGTGACCACTGATCAAATGGTAATTGCAATTTTCCAAAGAGTAGCCACCAGGAACACGAAGTCCTCCTGCCGCAATAGCAGGTAGATCAAGATATGTTCCCTTCAACTGTAGAGCATTTATTCCAACCACCGTGCCTGAACAAGCACCGACAGTGCCGATCACTGGCGTATACTCAGACACCACATTTCCATTCACAGTGTAATTGTTGAAAACTTCTGCGCGTCTATTTGACTGAAAAACAACCTCTCCAGGCAAAAGAGTGCCGTAAGGAGTACCCGCCAATTTCTGCTCGGAAATGTTTGGCAGTTCTACTGTGTTGTATTGGGCTGCAATAGTGGTTGAACCTGCTGCGGGCGGTATTCCTGCAAAAATCCGTGGTTCACCAGTTGCAGGATCTATTTCATTACTATTTGCAATTTCTTCGGGTGTAGGCGATTCGCGTTCGTAGATAGTCTGTTCGGGAGTAATGACACTTACAGGAATAAAAACAGACTGTATGTCTGTGTCAGCAATCAGATACCGATACTGTTCCGTGTTTTGGGGTACGAAATTTGCAAAATCATAGTTTCTCTCTACAGAGATGATTTGACCTGTTTTCTGATCTAGTTTTACGAGTGATTGTGCCATGTTTGTTCTACACTTTCAATTAGAAGTCCGCACGGAACAGCCCACCACCATCAGCAGGAGAGTTCACAATTCCATGACTGAACCCGCCAGCGGCGCCAGTTATTCTCTCTATCATGAACTTTCCGTAATTGTTGATTACCGTTGTACCATCCATTCTGTTTCCGTCAACAGCAATGGTGTCTGGTATTCCGTAACGAGGTGTATCGGTTGAAACCACTCTGACAGGAAACTGTACAAATGCTGTACTGCCAGCAATAACGCCCATAGGCTTGTTCCAGAATCGCCACATAGGATCGGTTGAGGTCTGATCCATGAATCGGTGTGCAGTAATGCCCTGCTGTTTTTGGATTTTGTACTCCACGCCACCAGACCAACCAAGCACGCACATATCTTGATCAATCTGAGTAGTACCACTTGTTATGTTTCCAGTGGATGCTGCCTTCGGGATTCGGACACGAGACTGTTCGCTGCAAATGATATACAGTCCATTAGAATCCTGAAACTCTGAAACTGCTCCACCAGAAGGGTACACAGAGCCATCAGACACAAACACAGTTCTTGATTGAGAATCTGTTGTAAGGATTATGTCGGATCCCCTTGTTGCAACAACAGGAGCAATTCTTTTGTACGCTTCTACAGTATTTGTTACGATGTCAGTACCGCCCACACCACCACCCCAGTTCACGCGAATATCAGAAGTCCAAGACGGTCGGGGTTTAGTCCAACAGTTGCGAGCGGTTCGTGTTGGTGTCACAAGAATAGCGTCGCCCAGAACAGTGATTCTTGAATTTGAATCTGCTCGTAGTTGTCTGAAAGACCCACCCGAATTATAAGCAGCACCAGAAGGAGCAACAGGAGGATTCTTTGTGTACAGATTGCCGATGATTATTTCACTATCATCCATTGCCCATATTCCATTGTGTACCTGTCCACCAATGAGAAGATATGCTGACTGATAGTATGCTTCACGAACATCGCTTCTGTGACTGGAATAGGCTCTGGATCCATTCATCAGTGTTATTGCGTTTGCGCCTCCATACAGAATAAGATTTTTCTCAAACGACATTGTGGAACGGTCTTGCAACAGTATGCAGCCGCTTGCCCAAGAATTATATGGAAACGCACTTGTTCCATATGGATAATCATTCGGATCAGACACCGCGTGGATGGATTGACGACCAACATTCGCACCAGTTCCACCAGGACTCTTCACTTCATAAGTTCCTCCTGGAACCTGAACTGCAAGATATTTGTCGCTGATAATTATGGATCCACTGTAACCCGCTGTTTCTTCGCGGTCAATGTACGCATGAAAAGCCAGTGTGTTTCCGCTACTGACTTCAGTACGAAGATCATTGATATCGTATATCTTGTTCCCGAGCCGTCCAACAGGAAGAACTGTCATATAGATCAGTCTCCACCCAGCACCACTAGTGAGTCCAGCAGGGAATCCATCAGATGCGACAGGAGGATATCCGAATGATGGACCCTGTGTCTCTATCCCATTAAGATAGAAGGTGCTGCCAGAGACTCCGCCACTTGTAAATGTTTTGTCGATATACGAGTACTCAACAGAACCATCAAATGCTCGGTACACACCACGACAGAATGTTTCTCCTTTTCCAGAAGTATCAGGTCTTTGTATGTACCCAACCCAGCCAGAAAAACGATTAGGAGAAGTACCAAAAAGACCATCATACGGAAGTGTAGTTCCCCAGAAATTCGCATATGGACTGCATATTCCTGTGCTTGCTCCACTAGCAGCACTAGTTGCCGAAGTGAGAGTCATTCCGTTCCAATAGGGAATAAAAAAGAACAATCTGTGTGCAGGAAACTGAACTTGGTTTGTGATGTTAGCGGATGTAAAGTGTATCTGACTGCGATTTGCAGCCACAACATGATTACTTCCACCCTGTAGTATCACACTCTCATCACAATATCTCTGAGAGTTGGAAACTCTACTTGATGAATATATTGCTGATGGAGTACGATTGATTGTGAAATCCACAACCGAATCCTGTGCAACTATTGCAGATCCTGGAGTATTCACATTCAGGATTGGAGTGTTGTTCAGCGAGCGCAAACGAGCATAGGTGACTTGGTGTCCATTTTGTGCTCTCTCTCCATTAATCACATCTCCACCGATATAGGCTTGATATGCTCCGTCCGCTCTGTGATACCATTCAAAATCTGAATACGCTGTAAGGGTAGAGCGAGTAAGCGAAACAGCAGAACGCCCCTGATGACCACCAAAACCAAATATTCCAATGTGTCGTATTGCAAGACTTGCATCTGTGAGATTGATGCACGGAGTTGCGCTCACAAAAGGAACTCCCATCATACCTTCATTCGTACCAACACCGTCTCCACCCGCACCAGTATGCCACCCACCCGCACCCGCACCAGGAGACACGGCTGGTCTGCTCACACTATCATCAAGAACGGTAGAGCCAGTTCCGCCAGCAAATGCCTGTGCAACAAAACACAGATTACGAACAGCACGCAACGAACAGCCAACAATATTGATTGGTGGTTTGAAATTATAAGCCGTGGCAAGTATCAGGGTAGCAGTATAGTTCGTGACCAGTAGTGCCTCATCCGTCACCTGTCTGCTCGCACCAGAAAGAGTTATGCCAGGAAATATGCTGTCGTTTATGATATACGCAGTGTAACGAGTATCACTTCCGCGATCCAGACCTGCTGTGTACTGCATAGCATCCACATTGTCTCTGCCGCCTTGCGCTGGTGTGCCTCCTGCATAAGTGGCTCCGTAGTACCCAACAGGATCGTACAATTGATTGGACGGCAAATTTCCTGCTATTTCGTGAAGCGTGTCTGTGGACTGTACATTCTTGATGCCACCACGACCACTGTCGTGGAATGTGCCTGCTCTCATGTCCAGATTCATGTTTAAAAAGTCAAGACCGAGTTTTCCCTGATCTGAAGTTTTTCGGACACGAGCAAGTCCGAGTATTCCTAGATGGTGTCCGTGCTTCTGTGCAGAAGTGTATGCTGGCTGGTGTCCGTACCACAATGCTGCATAAGCATCATGGGTTCGTTCAGAGTGTGATCTATTAGAACTGGGAGAAGACGGGTTGAGTGCTGCGATGTAAGAACCTCTGTGAGCCGACAGTTGATAGTATCTGATTCCATATATGGTGTTTTGTGCTTCATAATAATACATTGGAGCAGCCAACCAAGGATTGCTTATGGAAACAAAACTGCCTAC